ATTTCATAGAGGAAGTCAACTTCCTCGTTTCTCATTTGTTGAACTTTACTAAACCATTCCGGCTTCGAACTTTTTCCACTCAATTGCATTTTTTATATCCCACCCTCTAGACTGAATTGATTTCAGAACATAATCAATATATTTTACAGTAGTTTCTAAATAAACTATTTTATTTTCTGCATCAATTATTTCTTTATCAGATTCTATGTAGATATGTAAATCATTTTTCAATACTTTGAGATCAAATGGTTTTGTGACATATATTTTTGCGTCTGCTTTTCCACCATAATATTCCCATTTTTCTTTATATAAAACTTTGTATTCACCTTTTGCTTTTGCAAGTAAAAAATCAAAGTTAGTTTTATAATCTATGAACTTTGCATATAGTTCTTGGTTTCTCAAAGACTCTGTATCTAAGTGATCTTTATCTACGGGTAATTGTTTGTAAACGATTTGTTTTAATTCATCTAAGGTCATAATAAGTATCCTAACATAATATTAACTAAAAGTCAATTATAATGTAATTATTTCGTAATATTTATATGTAAATTCTGATGTCGCTTTTATGTAAGTAACATCTGTTTCTTCTTGTGTAAATTCTAATGCAGACAACGTTGTTGGATATAAATCCTCAAATCTCACCTCAACTAACGGATTGTTTTTGTTTGATAAAATTGTAAGCGTTGCATCAGAAAACATTGGATTAGCAGGTGTTTGCAACTCAACTTTACCAATATCATTTGTCGTTCCACCTCTTGTTGTATTTGAAGTATTTGATGTTGTACTTCTATGTGTTGCGAATTGTTGTCTTGATTTTGGAAATCCGATTGCCAACAACCAGTTATGAAGTTCTATGTAGTTTTCTAAATTTTCTGAGACTTGAAATCCTATTGATAGATTATCAAAAGTAAGTTCGTCTCCTTGTACAGGTATTGGTTTGAAAGGTGTAGGAAATATAGTTTCACCAAGACTAATGCCAGGTAGATTGCAGTTTGTTACAAAGAATTCAACTTTAGGTAATTGTGTTATTGTAAATTTAAACTGTGTAGGACTAACATAGTCCATAGTCGTTGGTTGTCTTTTTACTGTTGTCATAATATTATTTAGTAGAAATAAAAAAGGGGGCCGAAGCCCCCTCTTAATTTTATGATAGTAAGATTACATTAAGTTTGCAACTTTAACTCTTCTGTAGTATTTGTTAGAGTTAGCATCGATAGAGATCGCACCATCTGTAGATGCAGCCACTTTTCCTGTGTGGAATGGGTTTGCAGCGATACCATATCTTGTCTTAAAGCCAATCTTTGGTTGGAATGTGTTCTCACCAACTGCTCTCACCATTTGTAGTGGAACATATGGGCAATAGAACATACCAGCATCATAAGGTGATGTACCTTTGTAACCAACAATGTAGTATTGTGATGCAGATACGTTTGCAGCATATGGATCTACATACACTCTGTATCTACCGTTTAATACACCAGCGAAAGTTGTTGATGTATCATCTACGTTTAAGTTAGTTGATAATGCAGGTGTGTAATCTAGAACACCAGCCATTTGTAAAGCAGAAGCAACGTCAGCAGATGTAATGATGATATTACCTTTACCTCTTCGTGTTTCTTGTCCGATTGCGTTTGCATCTCTTTCAAGACCGAAAAGAAGTCCTTTGAACTTTTCAACTGACCAACGACCGTTTGAGTCTGTGTCTAAGTCAAAGATACCTGCGTTTGTTGTGTTTACTTGAGCACCTTTTACAGCTGAGAAGTAGATGTTTCTGATCACTTCTCTGTTGATCTCTGTTAAGATTTCTGCTGATAAAATGTTAGCAAGCTCTGTCTCTGCATCTAAACCATGGATTGCTTTTAAGTCTTGTGCAAGTTCCATTGTGTATTCTGCTTTTAAAGCTCTTGATACGGCAGTCACAGTGTGCTTCTCGATTGAGAAAGCCATTTCTGCGAAAGCATCAGCGGTTGTATCACCTAATGCTTCAGCCTGTGCTGTTGTCATACCAGTAGCAGATGTGTAAGTTCCAGCAGGTGAATCGTTTAGAACAGCAGGGTTAGTACCTGACTGATCACCAGCACCTGTGTCGCCTGCAGCGTCTTGGTTTGATAGAAATGGAATTTCCTCGTCAAACAACGCTTGTGCGCCTGCTTGTGATTTTGCTCTTGCTCTCATTGCAAAGATAAGACCTGTTGGGCCAGTCATTGGCTGAACACCACAGACATCATACGCAATAAGATTTGGCATTGATTGTCTTACTAATGAAATTAGGATTGGGTCCCAATTGTCAATTGAAGAACCAGTTGCGTTTGTTGGTGCAGCTTCACCTAAGAACGCTCTGTCTTCTCTTAACGCTTTTTCTTGGTTTTCCAAGATGACAGTAGTAACAGCTCGTCTGTAGGCATCATCGATTTTTGGTAATTCGGGATGCTCAAGGACTGGCTGCCACTTTTCTTGTAAGTTTTTTGTTTGAAACATTCGTCTCTCCTCTTTATCTCTTACTATTTATTATTTCGCACTCTTGACTGTTCTGCCAATCGCAGACATATAGGCTGCAATTGAACTGTCTTCATTCAAGTCCTCTACAGCGGTGCCAGTTTCTACTTCATCATGTGTTTCGGTTTGAACCTTCTGTTTTGGGAAGTAGGATTCCTTAAGTGTGTTTAACTTTTCAGTATAAACGCCCTCTTCAGTGTATTCTACGTCTTGAGCAAGAGACTCAAATTTCTCAATTTCTGTGTCGGTTAAATCAGATGTTACATCTTTAATAACCTTTTCTTTTATTAGTGATCCGTTAGATTTCTTCGCATCAACAACTTCTTGAATTGTTTTTTCTAACTTCTCTTCTAACTTAGAAATTTTTTCAGCTTGTGCCTCAAGTACATCGTACTTCTCGTTTGGCACATCAATGTAATGATCCTCAAACAATGTTTTTAGACCTGAGATGAAATCTTCAGCGATTTCGCCTTTGAGACCACGCTCAAGAGCAAGTTCGTTTTCTTTCATCCACTCTTCAACCACATAGTTTAAGTAGTTGTCAACTTTGTTTGTTAGTGTTTCATGTACATCAGCAACTTCAGTTCTTAATTCTGACTGATACTCTTCTTCTAATCTTTTGATCTCTTCTCTGATCTTAGATTTTACAGCAGTTTCAAAAATTGTTGCAGCTTTAACTTTAAATTCTTCTGAAAGATTGCTATCAGATGATAGTAATGCGTCAACGTGTTCTTTAACGTTTACAGATGCTAGTCTTTCTTCTGTTTTTGCATCTTTCTCGTCATCGTTTGCATGACCCATTTCGGAATGATAAGCAGCATGGAGTTTTTCCATTTTGCCTTTTGACATTTTTTCCATTCCTTTCATCATCTCATGATACATCTCGTCTTTAGTCATGTTCATAGCACTCTTCATATATTGAGCATATAATTCAACCATGTCGTCTTTTTTCATTGACTTCATAGCCTTCATCATATCTTCTTTCATTTTGCCATGATCCATTTCTTTGTGCATACCTTCCATACCACTATCGTCTTCGCCCTCTTCTTTATCGTGAGCGCCAGCCTTTAGTTTTTCCTTGTCTTCATCGTCTTCGTGAGCACCTTCTTTATGGACTTTTTCCATTTTATGCATACCTTCTTTGTTTAAGTCATGCATACCTTCTTCTTTGTGCTTCTTTTCTTTGAGTTTTGGGGCAGGTTCAGGTTTTACTTCGCCTTTTTGTGCAGGGTCATTCGTAATCTCTTTACCAGATTTCCCAGCAGCGACAGAAGCGGCACCTACCTCGGCAGGTTTAGCACCTTTTTCTACGTTTGTTGCACCATCTTTTGGAGCTGCTACCATAGGTTCGGCAGGAGCAGCATTCTTTTTAGGAGCATCATGTGCGGCTTCCTCTAGTTCAGCCAAAACTTCCGCTTCTAATTCCTCAATGGTTTTGTCTAGTTCGTTAGCCATGGGGATGTTCTCCTTTTTTTATATTTATACATAATTATTTATAAATTAAAGCATTTTAAGAAACTTCGCAAACTCTAATGCTTGTTCCTTGTTTTGTCTTGCTCTAACTCTTTTTTCAATTCTTTCTTTCATTTCGTAAACTTGTGCTTCAACCAATGATCCGTGATCCCAAACCCACTCTTTACCTTCCATTATTCCCTCTACAAAGGCGGAAGGTGCCGATGGATCTGCCACGATATCACCTGCGGTTGCAAGTTTAAAATCATTTTTCACATAGTTTACACCACCTCTTTGGTCTAAACTCCCCATACCTCTTGATGAAACTCCTAATGTCGCACCTTCATCCATGAGTGATTTTACAATCTCACCCATAGGTGTTGACATTATCTTCGCTTCACCTATAAAATTATCACCCTCTGGTTTTAGACTTGTAATCATATGTGATACTCTGTCTAAATTTACAGTTGGACCATCTGGGTGTCCAAGTTCACCAAACGCTCTGTTTTTTTGTATGAACTTAGAATCATAGTTCTTTACTTCTTTCATAAGAACTTCTCTCGGATATACTCTTCCGTTTCTGTTCTTTATATTAGATTGCATAAAGATACCTTTTATTTTGTAATCTTTTTTGCCGTCTTCTTTTTGTTCAATAATATAGTTTGATGTACTAAAATCATTCGCCTCTGTTATAAGTTTTACTGTATTCATTAGCTTAAGTTATCAAACCCCGAAGTCTTTCTAAATTTTAATATGATGAATCCTACTGATGCAGATCCATTTGTTAGTAGTATGTCACCACTAATACCACTACCAGCATTATTTGCTATTGCTGGAAATCCAACTGCTGATGCGTTAAACGCTCCACTACCATTTAGTGATAATGCAACAACGTCAGATGTTGCATCAAATAAAATATCAGTTTGTGATCCTACTGACCAACTACATGCCACTATTGATAATCTAGGATCTGTGGACGCACCTGTTAAGGCAGAAGCATCTAGGATACTCGCAGCTGAATTTGTTGATGTTGTTGTAACCTTGATTACTGTTTCAAAGTCTGAATCTCTTAGTGTTTGTACTACTACTGCCATATTTTCCTTACTTTAATATATCCATTGCCTCATTCTCGAAATAATCGTATAACTGTTTTTCAGGTACACGATACCTTTTTGAGACATCTGTTATTGTTTTCTCAAAATTATTTAGGAAATTTGAGCCCTTGGTATCAAGCTTTTTAAACAATTCATCTACTGCTTTCTTCATTTTTGGCGCAAGTTTTCGATAAGATTTCGTTTTTTTATGTTCATCTTTCTCGAAAATCGATGTATATAAATCGTTGAACTTACTCATCTTCCTTTTCTTCTGGTTGAGTTTCACTTTGTGTTTCATCAGGTAAGTGATTTTTGACGAAACTTTGTGCAACTTCTACTTTTTTTGTCTCAAGTGCATCTGCAACTTTATCTTTCATTGTATCTTTGAATGCATCTTCAGCGTCTAATGTTTTTCCTTTTGCAAGTGCATCAACTACATCTTTACTGCTCATTATTATCTCCTTGTGGTTCTTCAGGTTCTTGTTGCGTCTTCAATGGTTCATTTGTTATACCATCGTTATCGCCAATATTTACACCACCTTCATCTGGTGGATTACCTGCTTCAATGTTTATTTGTTTTCTCATTTCTTCAATCTCGTAGTCTGTCATTTTTAAAATATTCTTTTGAACCCACGATTTTGAAAAGAATGTTCCTATGTAACCTTCGACTTGACCAAGTTGATCCAACTGTTCTCTTAGTATCTCTGCATCTTTCAACTCAGCAAAATGTCCGTCTTTCATAAAGTCATATTGTATATGCTCTTTGATGTCATTCCATTCTTCAATATTAATGACGTTCTTTAAAACTAATTGTGATTTTAAAATGTCATTGAATAATGGTGTAAACTTTTTTCTTATTCTTTGTACAAATTTAGAAAACTTTAATTCATCTCTTGTTATCTCAGTTGTTCTACCAAGAGAAAAGTTTTGTTCTGCTTCTAATCTTGAGATTGGAACATTTAAAGATCGATATAATTTTCTTTGAAAATAAATTATATCATCTATCTCACCTAAGTTTTGTCCACCAGGTAGTGTTGATATTTCTGTTCCTCTTCCACCTTCTCTTCTTGGTAACCAAAAGTCTTCTAACATTGACATATGATTTCTATCATCACGAATCTCACCTGTCTTTGCATCATAAACAAGTTTGTTTCTATATCTTTGCATCACATCTTTTAAATATTGTTCTGCTTTTACTTTTGGTAAATTACCAACATCAATATAAAAGATTCTTCTTTCTGGTGCTCTTGATATTCTATAAATGACTAAAGAGTCTTCAATCATTCTTAACTGATTAACAGGTTTGATTGCTTTATGTAAATAAGATAAAACTATATTTTTATTTGCATCAGTAAGACCAGATACACAATAAGTAATTGCATCAGGTGATATTCTTACACCTTGTGTTGAGTTCATATTATGACCTTTTTCATTATAGACATAATAATCAACTGACTTCTTGATCAACTCTGGCCCAGATGATTTAGGAACTTTTGTTACTTCTTTTACTTTTTTAATTTTTCTTGGATCAATATATCTAACTTCTTTTATTCCCATTCTTGGATTTTTGGTATCAATAACTTTGTGATAATAAATTCTACCATCGATATACCATCTTCTAAAAATGTCATGACCTTTTGTATCAAAGTCTAGAAGTGATAGTGTCTCATCAAAACACTCTCTGATTTTATCTTTTACATTTTTTCTATATGGAAGTTGATCTAATACAATGCTTACTGATTGATCTCTTTCGTTTGAAACAATTGCTTCATTTACGATGTCTTCAATCGCACTGTCACACTCTGGTTGTTGTGAAATATCTCGGTAACGTTTGATAAGATCATACTCGCTTCTATCTCTACCATCTTGATCTAAGACAGTAGCGTAGTGACCCCCACCTGCGACTTCAACTGTGCCGTCATCAGCTGAGGGTTGAGTAAATTTCTCTGTACTACCGCTATCTTTGATTCTTTCGAATTTAAATCCGAATAGTTCTGCCATAATTAAGCTCCTACTTTCTATTTATAGTAGGTAAATTAGAAGTTCACGCCACTTGTTTCAAAGTGTTGATATCTCCAAGTCACCTCAAATTCTTCCAATGCATTAGTTGTATCGTAAGATAAATCAACCTGTCCTATTGCCTGTGGAAAACATGCTCTTAAAATATAAGTTTTAAGAACTGTATCATCTCTATCTAATTGATCAACAAATAAGTCTGCTTGATAATCAGTTGCAGAAGTAACACCTGTGTTTTCTGCAAGATCGTTGATACCGTTCATCCACCTTTCAATAGCATTTCTTACATTGAAAGTTGTATCGTTGATGAAAGTGGTTGACCAAGTTTCAAACTCTCTATCACCTGCGATATATACATTTCTTCCTCTAAATGGCACCGGAATCTCTCCAAGTGTTTGACCTGGTAAGTTCGATGCCTTACATAAGAATGATGCGTTTCTAACATCTAAACCAATTGCGATACCTGTTGGAGGTGTGATAGTCACTCTAAACTGATTAGCACGAGCACCACCACCAGCGAGATTTGCTTTAAAATCGTCTATGTTTGCCATTATACTGCTCCTGCTACTTCAGTGAACGCTACACCTGTTCGTGTCGCCACAAAGTTTAGTTGGATAAAGTTGATTGATCTATTTGGTTTTACAAAGATGTCTGCGACAAATTCATTTCTATCAATAACTTCACCTGTGTTATTTGTTGCATCTGCTATAACTCTAAAGTCTGTGATACCTCTTCTACCTTGTACGTCTCTTAGGAAAGGTTCTATCAAACTTCTAAATTGTGCTCTTGTGAATTCATCATTGAACTCAAAGAGTTGGAATTTAGCAGCTGTTGAGATTGCTTTTTCTAATAAGATA